TGCAACTGCTATTGGTGCAGATGCACAACCAACTTCTTTTACATTAGAAGATATGTATGTTGCCAACAACCGCTACTATCCTGGTTGCAAAGTCACAGACTTTACTATGACCTTTAACTCAGATGGTATGTTGGAATATACAACTAAATTAATGGGTCACCCATCTACTACTACTACAGTTACAGCCCCTACATTTAGCACAGTTACTCCTACTCCAGTATGGCGTGGTTCTGTGGGTATTGGCGGTGCAACTATTGGTTATTCAACCACAGGTTCAGTAACTATGACCCGTAAGTCAGAAGCGATCTTTGGTATTGATACTGCTCAAGGTCCTTACGAGATTTTTGTTGGCGCATTGGATTCAACAGCCAACTTTACTTTCGTCATGGAAAACGATACTGAACTAACTCGCTTTTTGAATAACACTCAACCATCCTTAGACCTAACATGGGCGCAAGGTACTGGTGCTTCTGCAACTTATGTTTCTTTCAACATTAATAAAGGTGCATATACAACTGCGGTTATTGACCGTAGTGCTGATTATGTAACTATTGCTGTTGATGTAAACGCGATTGCTAACACAACTAATGCTGGATCCACAGGTGGTTTTGCACCTATTAAGTGGTCCTTACAGAATGCTCTGCCTTCTGGTACATACCAGTAGTTAGTAGCGTAGAACGCAAGAGAGGGGTGTATCAGATGCGTGGCGTTGCCTTCCCGCCATTGCTCCGCCCCTCTTTTGCCCTTATACTGTGAAGGCAACCAACGGAAGGAATACCATGGCACAAAATGAAACAACTAGTGAAAAAACGATCACCCTACCAAGTGGGGCGACAGTTACTTTCAGAGATCCAAAGACATTAAGAGTTAAAGACCGCAGAAAAGTATTGGCTAATGCAAGTAAAGAAGAAGGCTTAATGCAAGCCTTGTCTATTGTAGATGGGCTAATTGCTATCTTGGTCAAAGAGTGGTCATTTGAATTTCCACCACCATCTATAAAAATCTCTGTATTGGGTGAATTAACAATGCCTGACTACGACATGCTTTCAGAAGAGGCTGGTAAGGCTCAGGAGATACTATTTCCAAACCTGACTAAGTCAGATGCAACAGAAGGCGACACCAACAGCCCTTTCGGAGACTCCAACGCTTAAAATGGGTACTTGAAGGTCAGCAAAGACATGAAGAATTTGAGTATCCTGATCAAGAATACTTTTACTATGTAGCCGCAGAAAAATTTGGTTGGACACCTACTCAAGTAGATAACCAACCAGCCTATTTAATAGATTGGTTGGTTTCTATTGCTATGGTTGTTGATGAAGTGAAAGCAAAAAAACAATGATACCGAATAACTTAAAGTTAGTTAAAAACAGTTGGAACAATTTGACCAACAGCGTCAATGTAAATGCTGAGATGGCTCGTAATGAGATGATGACTTCACTTATTCAGTTGTCTAAAAACCAAATTCAAGGTAGGCGTAAAGAGGGTGAGAAAGCAACGGCTGGACAACCACCAAAAAACAGGACAGGTAATTTAAGGCGTTCTATTATTGGTAAGAAATACACTTCAGGTTTTGGCACATATAACGCAATAGTAGGACCGACTATGGTTTATGCTAGAGCCGTTGAAATGGGTGGAGAATATGCACCTAGATCATGGTATGGAACATCTGCTATGAAGGGTTTTCCATATATGGAACCTGCTTACCGCAAATTCCAACAAGTTGTCGCACCTCAAATTGTGGCTAAGTATTTTACGAGAGGACTATAAATGGGCGGTTTCCTTCCACCAGTAGTTTTACTCATTGAGGCTAACGCTAAGCAAGCAATTGCTGAGATGGGTAAAGTTAATACTCAACTTACCGCTATGGAAGCAAAGGCTCTTAAGGCTGGAAAGTCAATCTCGTTATTCAATAAAACTGCTGTGGTCGGAACTGCTGTTCTAAAAGGTTTTGCGCTCGCCTTTACTGCACTTGCCGCAATAGGTGTAAAGTCATTAATGGACATAGAAAAGTCCTATAACCGTTTAAGTCAAGCCATGTCCAACCAAGGGCTGGCAACTCAAGAAAATTTACGAGCAACATCTGAACTTGTAGATAGTTACGAGAGCCTAGGTTTTGGTTCTGAAAAAGCCGCAGATGCTATGACTGTTTTGGTCACTGCAACAGGTGATCTAACTAAAAGTCAAGATTTATTAGCAATCTCAGCCAACCTTGCAAGGGCTCAAAGTATATCTTTAGAAGATGCCTCACGGGCATTGGTTAGAGCACAGGCTGGCAATATAAAGTTATTTACTCAATTTGGTATTAAATTAGATGCTACTAAACCAAAGGCTCAAGCACTTGCTGAAGCCATGGGCAAACTTGAAACACGCCTAAAAGGTCAAGCAGATGCTTATGCAAAGACAACTGCTGGACAACTTGCAATCCTCAAAGAAGGTTTTGGAGATTTGGCTGAGGCTGTTGGTGGTCCTGTTCTTGTTGCACTTAATAAATTTATAGCAGGCATTAATAAAACAGGTAAGTTTTTGGCTGATAACCAAGCAGTTCTTTTTGGTGTTGCAACAGTAATCGTTGGTGTAATGATTCCAGCAGTAGTTACTTTAACTAAAAAGTTATACGCAAATGCAGTTGCTTGGGCTGTTGCAAACGCTCCACTTCTTGCCATCGTTGCATCTATTGCGGCTGTTGGTGCGGCATTTGTCTGGGCATGGAATAAGTTTGACTGGTTCCGTAAAGGTTTTGCTACTGGCTTACAGCAAATGGTTAAAGGTATTGGGTTTTTAGTTAAAGCCTTTGGACAAGTTGCAGAAGGCATGATCAAGTATTTCTTAACTCCTTTCCGTCTTCTTTTAATGGGTTTGTCTAAACTTCCTAAAGTTGGTCAATATGCACAAACAGCCCTTGACTTTTTAGATAAAGGTATTGAAGGTGTAAGTAGCACTATTGATAAGGCTGGAAATAAAGTTGTTGAATTTGGTGAAGGGCTTTACGACTTATCTAATAAAAAGATAGATATTAACTTTGCTTTGCCACAATTAAAAGATTTTGGTAATGGTGTTCCTGATCTAACTAAAGATGTTGAAGCAGTTTCTGAGGCATTACTTCAAGCAAGACAAGATGCTGAGGACTTTAGATTAAAGATGGTTGCTGTTGCAACCAATATCTCAGACAAGTGGAAAAGTTTAGTTGGCAAAGACATAAATGATTCTATTCGTTATGCACTACTTGACCCTGTTGATCAATTAATTGAGAAGTCAAAGACATTAGTAACTTCCTATGATCAGGCAATAAGTAAATTTACTTCAGCAAATGCTCAATTAACTTCTGCTCAAAAAGCCTATGAGGGAGCAGTTAAAGGGACAGACAAGGCACTTATTGCAAGTGCTGATGCGGCACTAAAAAGAGCAAGAGCAAATGTTGAGGCAGTTACTGGCAACATTGAAAGTGCATTAGACAACATTAAAGAATTGCAAAATGACTTAGTAAGTTCTATTGCGAGCGCCTATAAAGAAATTGATGATTTACAAAAACAGCGTGCCAAAGTTACAGAGGATGCTAATAAAGAAGAAACTAAACTAACTAAAGATCACCTTGCTGACCTTGCTGAAATCCGCAAAGATTATGATACTAAAGTTGCTCAGGCTCAAAAAGATGCTGGAAAAAGAACTGCTGAGATAGTTAAGCAATCTGTTGATCAATTAAGAGGCATCTATCGCTCTGCAACTCAAAAAAGCATTGGTGATATTTTCTCAGGGCTTACATTTGAGGGCAAGTATCTAAAAGGTGGCACAACTGACGCACTAATTAATGCTCTTGGTTTGCAATTAAGCAAAGCAAATGTGTTAGCAGATGATGCGGCAAAACTCTCAGGCTTAGGTTTTACTCAGACATTTATTGAACAGGTTGTAGCACAAGGACCAGATGTTGGTCATAACCTTGCTCAGACAATTATTAATAGCACACCTGAATCGGTAAAACAATTACAGGAATACTGGTTAGCACTTGAGAAACAATCTCAACATGGTGTGGATAGTGTTGCTGAAAAACTTAACTCAACTATGACTTTGGCAACTGAAGAATTAACAGCCCAACTTGCTCAGGTAGGCAAGGACTTAAATGATCAACTTGCTATTTATGCTTCAGAATTAACTACTGCAACTGCTAAGGCTGTTGCAACATATAATGAACAATTAAAACAAATTCGTGATGAAACAGCATCTACTATTGCACAAATTGACGGACAGATTTCTGCCTTAAATTCAAAGATTGCTCAAATGAGAGCCGCATTAGCGGCATTGGCAAATGTTCAAGCACCTACTCCTGTAGTGTCGGCTTATGTTCCAAGTCAGGCAGAAGTAGCCGCACAGGCTGTTGCTGATCTAAGTAAAACTAAAGGTTTAACAAACATTAGTGCTGGTGTAAATGCCGCGGTATCTGCTGGCGCTAGTGCAAGTGATACTGCTAATGCTATGGCTCAGGCTTTACTAGCAGATAAATCTGCAACTAAAGCACTTGGCGGTGCGGCTGGCGTGGCTTCTACTGCACGATATACAGGTCAGGCAATTCAATACTTCCAGCAACAAGCCGCACAAGGCAATACTATAAATGTTACTGCTCAGACAAATGCTTCACCTCTACAAATTGCGGCTGAAGTTGGTTGGGCTGTTAGAACTTCTAGTGATGTTCAATACCGTACAGGAGCAAGATAATGCCAGTTGCCTCACTAGTTAATTATAGTTTTGCATTTAATGACTTTGAGTTTGGTGGCGGTAATTCTGTCTATCAAATTATGACCATAGATGGATTAGAAGATTTACCTGTTATCCGCAACCAAGATGATAACCGTGGTTACCAAGATGGTATGTGGACGGGTCGGGATTTTCTTTCAGGTCGTAATTTAGTATTTACTATTACTGTTCGTGGTGATACTAACTACAATATGAATTACTATCTTGATTTACTTCAGGCTAATCTTGTGCCACAGCAACAGGGAACTGGATTACTACAATTTCAATTACCAGGTTCTGATCTTCAAAGAATAGATGCTCGTGTTCGGCGCCGTGCTATTCAAATTAATACAGATTATTCTTCAGGACTTGCAACTGCAACTTATGAGTTCTTCTGTCCTGACCCACGGTATTATGATGATGAAGAAAAATCTACTGACTTAACCAACGCAACTGCTGTTGCAGGGCGCACATATAACAGAGTTTATACTGCAACTGCTACCAACCCTGCTAATCCAAATGCAACTGGTATGAGTTATGGTGGTGGTGCAGGTTCACCTAACTTGATCACAAATGACGGCTGGACAACTACCTACCCAGAAATTACTATTCAAGGACCTGCTATTAATCCAAAAGTAACTAATGTTACTGCTGGTGCTTTCCTGCTTATTGATGCCACCATTGGCACAAATGATCAGTTAGTTTTGAACACCGACTACCGCACAGTTACGCTCAATGGGGTAAACCGTAGGGCATTATTGAACAACTCAAGCACTTGGTTTGCGGCTCCGCCCGGAACTTCATACTATACTTTTACCGCTACTGGAACAGACGGAAACACCGCCTGTGTTGTAACTTGGCGGAATGCTTACATTTAGGAGACATAAATGGCACTAAGAACACCACCGAGTTGGCTACAAAATGGTTCTCATCCTGCTGAGAATGATCGTCTAACCACAACTGGAATTTTGTGGAAAAGTCAAGGTGTTGCCGACTATGGTTCTATGGTTGTTGCACAATCTGCTACTCCTGGTATGTCTGTTCAAGTTGCGGCTGGTCATGCTTTAATTGCAGGAACTCAAACTGCAACTCAAGGTTTTTTTATTGCATATAATGATGGTGCCACAACTATTGCTATTGCAACAGCCAACCCAACTAATCCTCGCATTGATCGTATTGTGGTTGCTGTTCAAGATGCTTACTATGGTGGCACAGCAAACAACCAAGTTCTTTTCCAAGCAGTAACTGGCACACCTGCTTCAAGTCCTGTTGCACCTGCCGCACCTTCTAACTCAATAACTCTTGCCTATGTTGCAGTAGCCGCAGGTGCTACATCTATTACTAACGCCAACATTACAGACCAACGCACAAGAGCCAAATTAACTGAAACTATAATTTCTGCAACTGCTACTGCTACAAATACTTTACTATTAGATGGTATTGCAGGGCAGACAGGTAAAGCACTTCGCGTTAATGATTCTACAGGAACTCAGAAATTTGCTGTATCAGTAGATGGAACTTTAACTTTTCAAGATGGTTCAACTCAAATAACTGCTGGTGTGTATGACCCAAGTTTTGTGATCAACACACAATCTGGAACAACTTACACTTTGGTTGCTGGTGATGCTCAAAAACTTGTAACTTTGTCGAACGCGAGCGCAATTACTTTAACGGTTGCCTCAAATGCAACACAGGCTCTACCTGTTGGAACACAAGTTACTATTTCTCAGTTTGGAGTAGGGCAGGTAACCGTTGTTGGTGCCTCATCACCTAACCCAGTTACCATTAACGGAACTCCTGGTCTTAAATTAAGAACTCAATACTCATCTGCCACCCTTATTCAAGTTTCAACTAATAACTGGCTCATAGTTGGAGATCTCAGCGCATGAGTAGATTGGCATTAACCCCTACAAATGTTCCAGCGAGCGCATCTGCTCTTACTTACCCGACACTTAGAACGGGTGATCTTTACTTTAACACCTCAACAGGTTTAATGGTTTATGATGGAAGTCAATGGACAGCAGTAAGTTCTGGCAGTACACTAACCATGGTAGATGCTGGTGTATTTGATGGAATAGCACCTTATAATGGTGGAAACGCAACTACCACCGCAGATCAGACAGTAAATGGAGGAACTCCGTAATGGCAGTCGTAACCCAAATCCAAGTCCGAAGAGGCACA